AAGCCACAGCTCAAAGCCGGGGTACTTCTTGTGGGAAAGTTTCTTACGAGGCAATTCCAGATGGTCAGCGATATGCTCCAGTTTGTTGCTGTCAAACCTGAAGTGTTTCTTCGCTACCTTCAGTGTGTCAACGGTACGGTATGGGCTAGGTGGATTGCCATCGCCACTACGTAGGATAGCTGTGTTGATCTTAGGGATATCGAAGCGGTCACCATTGTGAGCGACAACAACATCTGCTTCGTCCAACAGGTCAGCCAGTTCGTATGTGATCCACTGTTCATCAAGGTGCCCCCGGCAATCGTTGTACATGATCTCGTCTGACCCAAGCCACTTAGCTGCATAGGACAGGAGAGTGGAGTTCTCTTTCACCTGCTTGGGACTAACGTTCTCCTTGAAGAAACGCCACACGTAGGCAACGTTGGGGGCTGTCTCGATGTCGAGGATCAGCGTCTTCATCCCCAGTGTTTCACTCAAAGTCTTCACCTTAGTCACCCCATTCTAGACCGTACTCTTCAGCAAGTTCTTTGGTGAACCTTTCGGCGGAGTAGTCCGCGTTATTCTCAGCCTCATCTTGCCAAGAGCGGAACGCTTCATCCTGCGCTTCTTCAAAACTATCGGCGTCTATAACTTCGTAGTTGTCGCCAAACCCCGCGTCCCATTTAATCAAGTACTTCGGCATCTTCGTCTTCCTTTATCCCATAGTCTAGGCAGTCAGTGAAATAGTCTAGAGGTATCAAACCTTCGTCAATCAGATGGCTCACTACGTACTCATCTGTTATCATGAACTCAGTTAGCAGGTCCGTCAGGTCGAACGAAGCTAAGTACTGATGCACCAGCCTTTCGGTCATCCTTGTCCTCCTTCTTGAGTTCAACCTCGATCCATTCAATGGTGCCAAGGGCCCACATGCGGTGAGTGTCTCCGTCTACCACATGTAAGAAGTCATCGTCGTACACGATGTCCACGTTCTCGAAGGTGTACACCAGTCCAGAAGTGTTTGTACCAAACTTGACCTTGCGTCCCTTACTCACCTGTGTCTCCTTCGTACATGGACTCAAACTCTCGGTCGATAAGCTCAGCACCTACCTTGAAGTACAGATCCTTGAGGTCCTCTAGGGTCATGAGCACATGAGCTGGGGGTACAGTCTGATCCCGTGGGATATAAGACAGGTAGTATCTGTCGCGGGCTTTGTCGTCTCGGTTCAGGTATACGTTAGTCACAGTTCGTCTCCTTGTTTTGTGTCATCTGTGGAACACTAGGTGCCCTTACGGCTCACCGGTACTACAGTCCTTGTCCATTGATTGCCCTAGTTCAGCTAGTTCTTGCAGCGCTCGCTCGACACTTTCTTCACGCAGCTTCACAAGCTCAGACCATAGATCAAAGTAGTGGTCCATGTCAACTATCGCTAGAGGTTTTCTTCGGTTGGCTTTGACCACGAGAACAGGTTCAGCTGTTTCTCTGTGGCTTCGGGCTTGGTCGTAGTGTTTGTAGACAGAGAAGGTGGCGTAGGATTTACACTCGACGCTGATGTCGATCTTGTCTCGGACTGCCGGGGAGAGTTGGACGTCTTCCCCTCCGGCACCCATGCTAGTAGATCGAACGTCGTCTGTTCTGAACGAGTCATGTATCTCTCTGATCCTCTGCGCTACTTTCTTCTGGAGCTCTCGCCCCTTTGCCTTTGCGCTCTGTGTCTTCACTTGATCTCCTTCACGTTAGGTTCAACGACAACACGGGTCAAGTGACGTGGCCCACCTGAGTAGGCGAAGGACCGAAGCCCCGGCCAGCACTCACTCTTGTGTGAGCAGTAGGAGCAAGCAGCAGGGAGTTTCATGTTACCGCTCTTGCCATCCGGGACAGGATCGAAGGCACGCACGGGTGGCTTGTGTTCATTGACCATGAGCTTAATGCGCTCGAAGTCAGCAACCTTTGTTTCGATCTCGTGAGTGAAGTCGTATACGTCGAGACAGATGTGACCTGTGGTCTTATCGACAGCCAAGAAGGCACCCATGGTAGGATGGCTCTCGACCTCGTTGAACCTACCAGCGTAGACATAAGAACTCAGCTGGCTGATGTACCCGAAGGGATCGTCTGACCGCAGGGCTCCGCTCTTGAACTTGTCAAAGGCCCGAGTGCTGGCTGACTTGATATCAACAGTGATACCATCGATCACACAGTCACGGTGTCCCTTGATACCAGCGATCTCCATCTGGTCCTGCTCACCCTCAACCTTGTGTCCTGCTGCCTTGGCTAGAGAGATCACTACGTCCTCAAGGATGTCACCGTAGAGAAACTTGAAGCGAACGAAGGGAGGAAGATCTTCTTTGTCACTGCCTGTGTAGTTAACGTTGTACCACAGCTTGCGCTCACAAGGTGAACCCATGGCAGACATACGCAGACCGCCACGTCCCTGTTGTTCATCAGGGTTAAGACGAGAGCTGAGTGTCTCTGCGATACGATCACCGCAGTGCTTCGATACCGCTGCATCCCATCCGCCCTCACCTTGGATGACAGAGTAGATGTCTCTAACTAAGGTGTTTATGTTCTTCATTGTCTGTCTCGTATATGAACTTGCGGGATGTAGTGGACTCAGGTGGATCACATCGTACGGCTACTCCCACCGTGTGGCCTCTTGCTTGGAACGAAAAGCCGACGTAGTAGTGTTGCCCGTCTTCCCCTACGAAGTACCCGTGACCAGACTCAGGTAAGAAGAGCAGAGACTCTGGGTCTGACTCAGGTAAATCACGTATGACCTCGATGTCAGGTGGCTTAGGTTTCTTTCTAAAGAACATGCCGGGCCTTTATTCACTCAGTTCGGTAACGTTTAGAATCGACGCGTCTGTCACGCTGTCGAGACCGGGCGTCCACCCGGCGGTGTCGGCGTAAGCCTCGACGATCCGGCGAGCGTCGTCGGCGGAGCGCGCTCGGACAGTGTGGTAGAGTTCGCCGGTCACGGTGAGGGTGACTTCGTATGTTTTGTTGTCAGTCATCTGTCGGGCCTCTATTTGATCATCGGGGTAAGGGTGCCGTAGGGCAGCACAAAAGGGCTGTCCTCTGCGGCTGCGTCGATAGCATCAGCAGCGCGGCGTAAACAAGCCGCTGCACCCTCGCTCCTGACGTGAGTGAAGAACGCTAAAGGCGGCTGACGATTAATCCTTACAGCGTAATCGCTCGGCTCGGTGTCGGGCCGCTCGACTTCGGTTATATTTTGTATCCAGAGCGCCATATCCGGGCCTTTATTTCTCAAGTTTGTTGAGCGGGTTTGTTATCGGAACCCAGAACGTCACATCGAGCTTCGTTCCTTCGTCATCAGACCAGCCCGCAGAGCCTCTCCACCAGACAATCACCGGGTAGTCATATTTTGCGACCCATCCGAGAAGTCTGCGCCCGTCCTTTGGGGCTTTCTCTATCAATTGCCAGTCCATCATCCGGGCCTTTCGTCTATGTCTTAAGGGTGAGCAGTTTAGTGTCATGCTCAGGACACGCACGCCCGCAGCAGGTAAGAAGGACAGAAGAACCCTGCTTATAGGGACTCACGGGTACCAACCGTGGTGCTCCCCAAGGGTACCAAACCTTGGGTCTCTTAGAACGGAAGGTTCATTGGCTGATCGCCAGTGTCTTCCTTGTCTCCGTAATCCTCCGGCTCTTCACCATTCTGGATTACCTTGACTGCCTCAAGCCGACTGCCCTTGCGCCCTTGATTACCGTACTCGTAGACCTCCACGATAACCTCAACCTCAGCACCATTCCAGATCAACTGACTCTGGTCCCAAGCTTCCCCATCAGGACCAATGACACGAGGGACACCGCCTTTGCTAGGGATTTGAGGGTTGACGAACTTGCGACGCAACGTCAGATACATGCCGTCAGGTACACCAGCTTTGTCCGACACAATCTTCGGAGACAGTGAGGACTTGACTTGACCCAGAACCTTGAGTGTCTCAGGTGACGCCGTGATCTGCATCATCGTTTGTCCAGTCGGGGAGTACTCCGGGTCACGGTCCATGTTGCTCTCGAACAACTTGCACCAGTACGCCTGACCACTCAGCTGCACCCACGATGTCTTACCTTTAGTCTCCAGTACCTTACCCATGCTTTGCTCCTTTGTATGGGTTGCCTTATATAAACATTGTAGTCGATTTCTAGAGGATGTCAACACCTTTAATGTGTCTCAGCCCAATTTTTTCCTACGTTACCCTCAACACCCAGAGGACAGAACAGATCGAGGTCCTTTGATACGAGAGACATGGCCTCAGCCTGTACCTCAAGCAACACCTTGGCATCGTCCTCGTTCTCTACCTCCACCTGTACCTCATCGTGCACGAAGTCAACCAGCCTGTACCATACTCCCCTCTCTTCCATCATGCGTGTCCACTTCAAGATCCACGCTTTCATTGCGATAGCCTCACCATTCTGCAGGTAACCAGCCAACATCAGATGCTCACTGTCCTGTAGTACCTTGCGTCCGTCGAGCCCTGTGAAGTAGGCACGCTTGGCATCCAGTGGGATCACACTGTTCTTCACACGCTTGAGCTCAGGTAACGAGGTGAGGAAGTTATCAACAGCTATCTTAGCCTGCGGTCCGGTGCACTTCAGGATGCTGCCGATCTTACCCGTGGATGCACCAAGCAGCCATGCATAGATGAATGTCTTGGCGTGATCACGGGTCAGATGCTTAAGACCCAAGGCTCGTTTGTTAACGTTGTGAATGTCTGTCTCATCTTCCTTTCGTCCTGTTAGGATAGCATCCCGGTACACGTCGGACCTCATGTAGTGTGCAAGGATACGCAGCTGGATAGCCTCAGCATCTGTACCTACGAGCACCTTGTCCGTACACCAGAGGGCACGGAGATCCCTGTCGTACTTAGCTTTGATCCTTTCCACTGCATTCTTCGGCTCACCATGGAAGGGAGAGAAGATGTTAGCTTGGTTAGGATTAGAGTGGGACATACGTCCTGTCCATGCGCCGATACCGTGGAATGTACCATGGATACGGCCGTCATCAGCAACACACTCGATCCACTCGACCAGTGAGCTGCGTCTACCTTCGAGACACAACCACTCGGACAGACGTTGAGCTGCTTCCGGTGCATCCTCAGGCAGGGTAGCGAGGTTGTCCTCGTTCACCTTCCATCCGTAGAATGCGAAGTGCTCACGCTTCTCCTTGCAGTCCTGTGCAGTCAGTCGTGTCTTGCCCCACATCTCACCGGGCTTAGCACGAGCGAACTTGGCGTGGCTCTTGGTCTTGTCCCATGGTTTCCATCCTGCTTCCCATAGCTTCTCGATGCGCTGCTTAGGTGAGCCGGGGTTGAAGGACACGAACTCACGGACAATGATCTCGTCGCCTACCATCTGACTGTGCGGGTACTCCTGCAGTGTCTCGATGCAGTTCTTGTATAGCTTGCCGTCAGCCTTGCGCCGTAGCTTGATGCGCCGTACCTCCTGTAGTTCATCCGGCCATGCGTCACGGATCTCCTGCTCCAGCCTAGCTAGCCCATCCTTGATCTCTGCGAGCATAGCCTCAGCCTTGTCCACGTTGAACATGAAACCGTTGGCTGACATCTGAGCATTCACCATTGCCATGTCATGCTCAAGGCGCATCGCCCGTGTCCACTTGCTATCAAAGATGTAGGGCTTGAACTTGTTAAAGATCTTCCATGTGATCTCAACGTCACGCTTGCAGTACGTTATCATCTCCTCTGTCAGTGCACTGAAGTCATGGAACTTGATCTTAGGATACCCAAGCCGGTCACCCCATGCATCAAGGGAGTGGCTTGAGTACCTAGAGTAGCAGACCAGTCGGCTTACTACCAGTGTATCAACAACTCGACGAGCATCCAAGCCCAGACCAAGGAGACGGTTAAGAACAGGCACGTCAAAACCAAGACCATTATGAAAAACCCAAAGGTCAACAGTTCTTTCGTAATCTTTGAGAGCATCCCAGTTATCCTTTGTCCATACTTGAGGTTGCTTGTCTTCTTCTTGTGTGACCACGCACCAGATACGATCTACCCCGGCGTGTCCCTGCTTGGGTATCAGGGTTGTCTCGATGTCTGCTGCTACGATCTTCATACCCAGTCGTACTCCCCTAAGACTACTTGGTCAGGCTGCTCACCTGTGTACCCTACGGTTGTCAAGGTCGATGTTTCAGTATTCAACCACCACTTATATCCACCGATTTTGGTCTCGATAGTGCAGATGTCTCGGGCATCTTGCTCGTTACCTGCGATAACAACAAACCCGATAGCCTCATCAAAGGAGTTTGAAAGATCATCTCGTGTAATCAGGTAAATGTTCTTCATGCTATGTCCTTTCACTCAGTGTGAATGTACCCTCGTCAAAGTACAGTTGACCAGCAGGACCAGTGGTAGACGAAGGTCGGTTCTTTACCACGGTTAGCTGCGTTGTGTTGCGCATGTCGTCGTCGGTTGCCATCTTGTCACGGGACAACTTGATCACCACGTCAGCACGCTTGCCAATCATACGACAGTCACGGATAGCACCGTCGTCGTTCTCATGTGCGATAGTGACCACACCCACGTTCATCTCCGAGCACAGCCGCGCCATCTTGGTGGACAGGTTGGTAAGGAACTGCTCGGTGGTGCCGTCGTCAGTACGAGACGCTGCGAGATCTTGGATAGGTTCGAAGAACACATAGCGTACGCCATAGACTTCCGAGAAGTAACGGATCTGATCGAGGATAGACGTGGGGTCCTCGTCTACACCCAGTGTAAACTGGTAGAGGTTCTCGCGTGCAGAGATCTCACGGATAGCACGCTCAACATCCTCTTCAGGTACACCGTTGTATGTAGGCAGGAACACAGTCTCTTCTTCTCCTTCCTTGTTAATCTCTGTCTCTGTGTCCTGTTGTGTCACGTCAGCCAGCAGGTGGTAGGAAGCAAGACCAAGCAGGCTGCGCTTGCGTGTCTCTTCCATGTGCATGATAGCAATGGGCACAGTCGGGTGGTTCTTGATCAGGTTGTACTCAAGGTAGCGCATGAACTCTGTCTTGCCGATACCCTCCGGCGCTTGGAAGACAGTGAACCTACCTTGCATCAAGCCCCTGACTTTCGCATCCAGATCTGCGATATTTGTTGGGAGATACATGGAAGATTTCTCTTCACGCAGGATGGTGACGAACTCTTCGGGTGTGGACGAAACGTTGTCGGGTTTGTATGGAGTAGCGTTAAGCCACGCATAGAATAGTTCAGATCCATCATCACGGGGTAGTCCTTTGTCGTTGTCCCAGATGTATGCGTTGGGGTCCTTGTGCTTGCTCATGTTGACACGCTTGCACCGACCGGGGAAGGCACGGACAAACACGTTAGCTGCTTCGTTACCTGCCTTGTCACTGTCGGTACACAGGATGATCTGCTTGAAGGAAGACAGGTAGTCATACACTGCCTTGTTCTGCAGGATCTTCTGCGGTGAGCTAGCACCGGGGATGTTGACGACAGGGTACTTGTGTCCGAGTACCTGATACAGACTGGCCCAGTCCTCTTCTCCTTCTGTGATCGTGATCTTTTGAGACGAGCCTGCGTTGAACAGGTTCATACCAGCGAGGTGGTCGTTACTAAATCCTTTGTTGTCCTTCATGTCCTTGGGCAACCAGCGTGCCTTGGTGTCATGAGGATAGGGGTAGACACGGACAACAGGCTTGCCGTTCTTATGTCCTGTTGTGATACCAAGCTTCTCGTTTGTCTCCGCTGTGATACCACGGTGATCAGTGAAGGACCATTGGATATCCTTGTCTAGTTCATACTTACGGAGCACAGGTGCATCGTTGCCCTTCGGCTTACCACTGCCACGGTACTGCTCACCGGGGGGACACTGATGACAGAACGAACTACCATCAGTGAACACGGTGACACACCCCTTGCCTTCGCAGCCACCGTCGTCCTTAGACAGACAGTCGCCGTGTGTGCTTTTAACCTCAGTCACTCTTTTCCCCTGTCCAGCTTAAGTCATACCCAAAGTAAGCTAGGTCTGACTGGTGAATGTTAGTAGAGTCGTCTTCCCTGATCGTTTGGTTGATCACGTCCGCACACTTGGAGCAGTAGAAATCTCCTAGTCTCTCACGGTAGAGTGTCTTGGGGGAGTCACAACTCTTGCATCTCATTGGGTATCTCTAACCTCCTAGGCTTATAACCCTATTGTAATGTGTTTCTCTGGTTTGTCAAGAGGGAATTGCACCCTTGTCCTGAAGAAATCCTCTGACCTCATCGTCAACGTAGAGATCCTGCTCTGCTACATCGAACACCTGCTTGCGCAAGGCTTGAAGGACAGGGTCTTCCTCTAGGTACAAGCGGGTGAACACGATGTCATTGTCCTCACCCCATACTCTGACTGCGTTGATCCTCCATTCATACTCCCCTGTCTCTGCGTCTGCGTAGGTTTCCACGGACACAGAGGCCGGTGCTTCACACAAGACAAACCCGGCTGGCCCTAATCTCAGGTAAGTATCTACGTTAAGTCTGCCTTCATACTTCATTTATGTCTCCTTTAGGTATCCAAGCGTCACCGTATACCCAAGCGTTGCCGAATACCAAAGCGTTACCGGATACCCAAGCGTTATCGGATACCCTAGCGTTGCCGAATACCAAAGCGTCACCGTATACCCTAGCGTTGCCGAATACCAAAGCGTTACCGGATACCCAAGCGTTATCGGATACCCTAGCGTTGCCGAATACCCAAGCGTTATCGGATACCCTAGCGTTGCCGAACACCAAAGCGTCACCGTATACCCTAGCGTTGCCGAATACCAAAGCGTTACCGGATACCCAAGCGTTATCGGATACCCTAGCGTTGCCGAATACCAAAGCGTCATCGCACACCCTAGCGTCACCGTATACCCTAGCGTCATCGCACACCCTAGCGTCACCGTATACCCTAGCGTTATCGGATACCCAAGCGTTGCCGGATACCCTAGCGTTACCACATACCCTAGCGTCATCGCACACCCTAGCGTTACCGGATACCCTAGCGTCATCGCACACCCTAGCGTTACCGGATACCCTAGCGTCATCGCACACCCTAGCGTCACCGTATACCTCAGCGTTACCGGACACCCAAGCGTTGCCGTCTTGACTTAGGTTTTTCTCCGACTCTACGTAACCTCCCAAATCTCCTGCTTTCACGGTACCAAAGTCTTTGAGTGCCTTGACCCTAAAGAGGTGAGTGTCTTCCTGCTTGATAAGTTCATACTTCATGCTCTTCTTCCTTGTGCTTCTTCCTGTCGTACACTTTCTTGTTGTGCACTTTGCGTTGGTGGTACTTCGGGGAGTGTAGGTCACGGACTAGAGTGCCCTTTCCCGGCGTTTTAAGGGGGGCTACAGGCGTTTTCTTGTGTGCCATGGTGCTACCCTACCTTTCTGTGCTAGCGCCTCTCTCAGAGCCAGTCTTCGTCGAGTTCTATAGACAAATAGTAGTGCCCTACTCGGTTGCCGTTACTGTCTCGGCAGTATCCTGAGTCCCGGCCTTGCTCGATTAGGTTAGCCACGGTTCGAAGGCTAGCAGCCACCTCTTCCCGTGGGTTATCAACCAAAGCTTGGTTGCCACTGTCAATGTCGAGGGTAAACCTCACGCGCTCAATGATCATGCTCTTACTCTCCCAGCTCTACGGTCCAGCCATAGTCCCAAGCGATACCCTCTGCAATGTCGAGTGCATCCTCGAACGTCCGGCCCTCGATGACTAGGGAAGATTGCTCTTCCCCGTCGCTGTCTATGAAATAGAAAGTCCAAGTGTTCATTGCTCTATCTCCTCTACGATATCCAGCGTATCGTGTGGCTCTAAGGCAACCTCATACACGTGTTTACCTATGGCCCATGTCAACCCAACCTTACCAGAAGGTGAAAGATTTACAGCATAGATGCGGCCTAAGTCAGGGCGTTCAGCGAGGATCATGCCCGGCCACAGGTGGGATGCTTTGATTGTGCGTGTCATGCTACCATGCTCCCATTGCTTCAAGTCTTGCCCGGTCCAGATCGATACCGGCTTTCACTAGGCTATGTAGGTTCTCAGCATAGGTCACGCACGCATTGTAAAATTCACGCTGTTCCTGTGTCATGAGAACCAAGTGACCTAAGCCGACCTTGTAGGGGTTCACTTCCATCATAAGAGCCTGCCACATAGCGGCCCCGTCGGTACCCATGGGTGGACACTGAGCTTTCAGGAGGCCCTTACGCTTGCCCCGCTGTGCGATAGCGTCATTGAATGCTTGGTTGATACGGTCTTTGTTCATGCTACCAGTTCCTTAGCTTTGCGTTTCGCTGTGCCATGTGCCACGATGGCGATTGACTTGGCTTTAGTCTTAGTACCAGAGCAAAGCTTGCATGTCAAGCACGTTGCTCGTTTGCCCATCTCTTCTGATGCAGGGCACAGGATCTCTTTGCCCTTGACCAAGGCGTCAACATCAGGGATGACACGAAAGGTACGAGAGCCCATGTTCCATGCCGCTTGTGCAGCGTCAACACTTTCGACACTCAACATGTAGAGCTGCTCGTCAACAGGGACAAGGCCTGACTGATGCGAGTATGCAGTGTGTCCCTCAGCCTCAGAGATCAGGCTTTCCCACACCCAAGCAGGGACCGCAGCACCATCTCCATACGCACCAATACGCACCATGTATCCCCGACCGAATGCAGCGATTGCCTTGTGCCCTTGGATAGATGCGTATGCTCCACGGTTCCAAGCTTTCCACTTGCCAAGCGGACCATGTGCCAGCGTTACGTAGCAGGTGCGGCCCTTGGCCTGTCCCTTGGTTCCTTTGTGTGCCTTGCCACGGTGCGGACACGAGCCACAGATGCTATAGTCCTCACCCTTACGGGATGCAGTTATCGGGTCCATATCAGCGCGCAGGATGTACGTTTGCAGCATGTCGCCAGTCTTGCGATTGCTCGAGCCCCGTTGTGCAAGGACGATGATACGTTGGCCGTCGATAAGAGACGGGCCATCATAGATAACTGCGGTTTCGTTGGTCATTTTACTTCTCCCCGTACCCAAAGACCTTGTCGAGCGCAGCGTCGGTCGCTTGTGCGCCGTGTTGAACATGCATGACATACAAAAGTTCATGACTGTAACCATACTCGGGATGTACGCTTTGTCCCCAACCATTGGTCGGACCCATGATTGTTTCGTAGTACACTTGGGCTTGCTCGTCAATAGACATTTCTTCGAAGCGCATAGTCTTCCCCTGTGTTTGAGTGTGACCTTAGTTAGACGCTGGACCTGCCAGCGCCTTGTCTAAAATCACAGGTATTTCTTGATGATACGGTTGATTGGCTCCTGCAAGTAAACATCTTGCATACATGTGTCGTTCTTGTCAAGTGTTTGCCAGTGGATTTGCACGGCCATGTTACCCAAATCGTCCCCGGTCAAGCCCAAGACGTCAAACATGAGCTGGCGCGCTAACTGCAGTTTTTCAAGGTCAGTAAGCCCCTCAATGTGGTCCGACGAAGTTTCACCAAAACCGAATTCTGATTTATAAACACTCATTGCTTTATTCCTTTCAGGCTTGCGAGACAGACAGAGTCAGGTTGATGCGACCCAGTTTAACGAAGCGAATACCGCCGACACGCTTGTGACTAACGTTGAAGGCATCCCGTGTCAATAGACATGCAGTGATCCAGCAAGACTCGATGTAGTTCATGTCTGTGTGTCTCCGTTGTTGGTGAGCCCAATGTAAGGCGGCTGACAGGGATTACAAGAACACTTTTGGCGATTTTGGTACGGTTGGGTAAAAAAGATGAAAAAACTTAGGTCAGCATTGCTTACGTATTATTTTAGGACAGCATTGTTGACCTATTATTGCTAAGGTGGTGCTTAGGTGTTTCACGTGAAACATCAGGAGGAAAGCAAGGGCAGGAGGACTTGGGTTTTTGTTTCACATATGCAGAACTTTGAATATGAACAGATCGGTACACTTATGAGTATTCGAATGTATGAATGTATGAACTTATGAATATTCGAATGTATGAACTTATGAATATTCGAATGTATGAACTTATGAATATTCGAATGTATGAACTTATGAATATTCGAATGTTTGAATGTGCGTGCGTATATTTATAATGAGTACGCGAGGGGGGCGCAGGGGGGTGCGGGGGTTCCTTGTGTACAGTAAAACACATGGAGAGAATTTCTCAGAGAACTTTGGGAAATAGGAGGGACGTGAGGAGAACTTTGGGGATTGGGAAGACTCAAGGGTAAACTTAGGTTTATACGCGAGTAGTCCTACAGAAAGCGCCACAAGAGTTACGGTAATACTTGTGTTAGGTTAGGGGGTACGGGAGCTGGTACTAGAGTATATCTAGTGTTATAACTTAAGTTACTCTATATACTCTTACTCTTAAGTTCTATCACTAGGGAACTCTCTAGGGAATGTCTAGAGAGATACTAGTGTATATATCTTCTACTCTTTAGTTTAGTTCACTAGGGATATCTCTAGGGAATGACTAGAGTGCTACTAGTGTTATATCTTAAGTTATATATAGTACGCTGTGTCCCTTTTTCAAGAGGGGGTTCCGAAATTTTTTATAAAACTTTTTGAATTTTCTTCTTGACTTTTGGGTCAAAATAGACTACAATGTGGTCATAAGGTAGAGAAAGGACTCGTTGTGCCACTGTTAACCCCAGAGCAACTGACACCAAACAAGCAAGGCCGTAGCCGTACCAAGTCTCTCTTCGTGGAGACAAACACGTACAATGGCTTTGACCCTGTCTTGACTCTGGGGTCGCGCAACAAGGATTACCCTTCCCTGCGGGACTACTACATCTCTCTTGTCCCTGAAGACCCTTCCGAGTACTCGTTTGCTGAGGCTGTCTTCGGAGACTTTATGGCTTGGGAAAAGGTGCGTACTGCATCTTGGTTCCAACCTTGGTACGAGGAGTACCAGCTAACTGCTTCTGCTATCATGAAGTCGTTGGCCTTCAAGGCTATCATCCAAGAAGCTAAGGGTGGTAAGTCTGCTTTCACTGCTGCCAAGTTCCTGATTGACGAACCATGGAAAGTCAAGGACGCTACCGACAAACGTAAGGCTCGAGCCCAAACCCGAGCATCCACTAAAGCCGCTGCCGAGAGTCATGATTTCCAAGAGGACATCAAGCGACTCAAAGAACTCGACATGCTTCAGTAAAGGATACCTAAGTGGCTAAACGTCCAGACATCACTACCATTGCCTCCGGGTACTACTCCCGTATCTCCCTTAACACAAACTTCGAGAACCTCCAAGCAGGCTTCGACAACACGCTGTCTCTCGACGGGTCGTCCCCTAATGCCATGCAGGCAGACTTCGACCTGAACAGCAACGACCTCCTCAACGGCAATCGTCTCTACACCACTGAGCTCTACATCAACGGTGTCAAGGTCATTCCGGGTAGCGTGGTAGACTCCGGTGCTCTCCTCGCGGTAAACGATCTCTCTGACGTAGCCAGCGTCCCTACCTCTCGTCAGAACCTCAATGTAGACGTAAGCGTCACTGACCTAGCTTCTCCTCGTACTGTTGTAGCTTCAGATATCAACTCATTGATCCGCTGCTCTGCTGCAATGACTCTCCCTTTGACCGCTGCTGCTACTCTGACCACTGACTTCGTGGTGACGGTGAAGGCAGACGGAGGAGACGTAACCATTGACCCAGATGGTTCAGAGACTATCGATGGCTCTGCTACTCTGGTTATCTCTGACGGTACTTCTGCTACGATCTTCTGCACAGGGACAACGTTTTATTCTGTCTCTGGTGGCGGCTCAGGTGGTGGCGCAGCTATCTCTCGTACCGTGGACACCTTGGTTAGCAACGGTACCCAGCCTACTATGACGCTCACGGTTACTCCTGCTGGGGTTGAATACGTAAAAGTTTCTTACGACGGTGTAACGCAGGAGCCCACAACGGACTACACGGTCAGTGGGACAACGCTTACGTTCGTAGGTGTCCCTGCTTCTGGTGTTCGCGTTCTGGCTGTCACGGATTCTACGGAGGCCGTGGGTGTCCCTTCTGATGGAACGATTACCACAGCCAAACTTGCTACAGGAGCTGTCACCTCCGCTAAGATTGCTTCAGGTGTTATCCCCGGTTTGTTCAAGGGCAACAACGGCGAGGTTGGTTCTGCACCGGGTGACATCTTCAGGATCAATGCGCAGACGCTCACAACATCAACAACGATTGACGCTGACGAGAATGCTTCTTGCACTGGCCCCTTTGCGGTTAGCGCAAGCGCAACGTTGACGATCAACGGCAACCTGACGGTGGTGTGACATGGCGACAGGTAAAATAAACGCGCAAGAGATCGGCAACGGGACTGACCCGGTTACGCTCACGAAGCAGTCGGCGGCTAAGGCTTGGTGTTCGTGGAATGGCTCCGGTTCTACCCATAACTCTTTCAACGTGTCTAGTTACACAGATACCTCAGCGACTGTAGACGCAATAGCTTTCGCGACAAACATGGACGCCGCAGACAATTACTCAGTAGCGGCCAGTTCAAATAACAGCAGCGGCGGTAGGACTTCTTATGCAACGTCTGTTAATATGGCGGTTTATCAATTTGACGCGAGCGGTTTTACCACAGCCAATACAAATAATAATGCCTACTACAACAATGGCGTTGTTCATGGAGACCTAGCATGACCCAGATAAAGAACAATGCTCTCCGTATCACAACGGAATCCGCTGACAGGTCTTGGACTGGGGTGGCTGCTGCTTGGGCTAACTGGAATGCGGTCGGTACTGCCATTCTTAACGACAGCGTAAACATCGCTAGTTTCACAGACGCGGGGACCGGGCTAGCAACGCTGACGCTAACCTCAAGTATGGCGGACACAAATTTTGCAACCCCAATAGGGTGTCAGAAAAATAGTGGAGCTGCAGCCGGTAGAACTTTAAACTTTAAAGAAGGCTACACAAAAAGTGTGAGTTCTTTGGAGTTTAGGAGTCAGGACACCGATAGCTCAAGTAGTAGGGATTTACCTGATAACTCTATGACGATTGTGGGAGCCCTAGCATGACCAGCCAAGTAAACGTTGATACGATAGCCAAGAAAGACGGCACTGGCTCTGTAGCTACGGAATACGTGACCGGCGGGAGTGCGAAGGCTTGGGCTAGGATGGATCAGACAGTGCCGGAATTGAAAGATAGCCTGAATGTGGGATCTCTTGTAGATAACTCTACAGGCGACTTTTCAGTCAATTTCGCAAGCAGCTTTGGTAATGCGGACTATAGCTTCACCTTCGGGATTGGGGACACGTCGACCGGAATTAACAAATTTGTAGGCCCCCAAAACGCACCTACTACTTCAGTGTTCCGGTTTGACAGCCAGAATAGTTCAGCAGGCCAGCAAGATCGGGAGCTTGTAGGTGTCACTTTTCACGGGAGCCTAGCATGACAACTAAACCTAGCTTGAACATGTTGGCGGATGCTAAGGAAAAAGTCTTCCGTACTAACACACAAACCGTAGACGTAGACATCACTGTCGCTGCTACAGAGAATGCCATTGCTGCTGGTCCTGTTACGATCCAGAGTGGCTCCACTGTCACTGTTGACCTTGGTGGTAACCTTGTTATCGTAGGGGGTGACTGATGGCAGGCTTACAAGTAACAGATATCTCCAACGTTGCCGGGGATGGTCCGGTAGATCTTGCGTTCCAAAGCGCGGCTAAGGCTTGGGCTAAATGGGGGACCGATGCGGTTGCGGATGGTAGCCAGAATGTGAGCAGCATCACAGATCATTCGACAGGTCGGTTCTCTACCGCATTCGCGTCAGCAATGGCTGATGCCAATTATTCAGGTCAAGTGAATGGTCAGTGGACAGTTGGAACAGACAACGGGCTAATGATCTATACAGGGGACAACGGAGACATCACTGCAAGCAATTTTAAAATGGCTTTCTACAACACCGGCAGCAATTTTTATGATGTAGATGAAATGTCCAACACAATCCACGGAGACCTAGCATGACCCAGTATCGCGGTAATGATCAGATCCGTCTGAACTCGGAGAGTGCCGATAGAAGTCTTACAGGTGTTGCTGCTGCTTGGGCTAACCTCAACGGCACGGGTACTATCGCTCTTAGGGATAGCGAAAATGTTGCTTCGGTCACAGATGAGGGCACGGGCCAATATACTTTTAACTTAAGCAACTCTATGGATAACGCTAACTACTACGTGAACGCAAATGCTAACCGGACCTATGGCAGCGGCACGGCAGCGGGTGACTTTAACGCTCAAGCAGGCCCTAATAATTTAGCGGCGGGATCTGTTCGTGTATTCGGCTTTACGGCTGATGCGACAAGCGCGGCTACGAGAGACACACCGGGTACATTTGTAGGCATCCACGGAGTCCTAGCATGAGCACACTAAACGTAAACACGATTGCTGATGCTACAGGCTCCAACCCGGTTGCGCAGGAGTACGTTAGCCGGGGGAGTGCTAAGGCTTGGGCTAACCTCAATGGCACAGGGACTATTGCGCTTAGGGATAGCCTTAATGTCTCCGGCGTGGTCGATAACGGGACTGGAGATTATACGTACAGTCTGACCTCCAACATGGGCAGCGGAGACTACTCGGCCATTTTCACCGGGCGGCTCAACACCACAACAACGAATGACCCCATTCATCCATACATACACCACAGCGCCAGTGCGTTGAGCACATCTAGTTTTAGAATGCGCTGCCGCATATCAAGTAACGGAGCCCTCTCTGACGCTGAAGAGTTGTGTTCTACCCTAACGGGAGATCTAGCATGACCAAACACCTTTGGGACCGACTAGCAGAAGCCAAGCAGCACCTCAAGCCTGTGCAGTCTAAGTACCGTGTTGTCTTCGAAGACCCGGATGCACCAGACGAGCCTGCTAAGGTTCTTGTCCCTGATCCTAACTGGATGGCTTGTGCTCTCCATGGAGACATTCTCCCTCCTGTCGATACCTACATTCGGGATGCTGATGTCGCAGACGGAGAACCTAAAGAACACCCATACGAGAAACCTATGGGAGCAATGACAGAAGAGGAGGCCATCGAGTACCTCGTCCTCAAAGACATTCCCCGACGTGTGTGGGAATACAAAGGCAATCGACAGATCATGAAGATTGTCCCTACTGAAGCGGTGCCTAGTGACCGCACGTATCGTAACGCTTGGGCCGTATCACAGGAGATCTAACATGGCTACGACGTACATTAACATCAACGGTGAACAGCGAGACGCTTCGGCTCTCGACATGTCTAAGGCTGACCGTGTCTTTCGAGACGCTTGGTCCTTCGAAGGAAACGTCATCGAGATCGATATGGCTAAAGCTCAGGAGATCCACAAGGATGCTCTGCGGGCTCAACGAGCCTCTATGCTCGAAGCTCAGGACGTAAAGCTCATGAAGGCTTTGGGCCGTGGTGAGCCGGTGGCTGACATCGAAGCAGAGACTCAGGCCCTCCGTGACGTAACAGCAGACCCGCGCATTGCAGCTGCAATGACCCCTGCTGAACTCAAGGCTCTTACGCTTGAGGTCCTTCTGGGATGATTGAGTGGCTGGCCACAGCACCTGTGTTCATTGTCTTTAACCGCATCCGTGGTGGAGGCATGAGCACACTGACAGACTACCTCCCTAGTCGTGCTCTCTTCTGGGTAGCTGGGGTTCTCGGTGGTCTTACCACAGCGGTGTTTGGCTGGCAACTAGGTGTAGCTGTAGCTCTGGGGTTCTCTGTGTGGGGTGCTCCGGGCTGGGGTCTTTGGTTTGATCTGCATCGCAATGACGCAGCTAACGCCAAGGACCCACGTCAGTCCGAGTGGTTCGTAAAGACCATCCAGTACATCAGCTTCACCTCTGACTACGTGGCCCTCTTCTGGCGTCACTTCTGGCTGGTGCTGCCTTTCCTTGGTGCCTGCGCATATCTTGCGTCTTCCCCTCTCGTGCTGGGATTGGCAGTGCCTTTTGCTTTCTTGGTTGTCGCTGGCTATGAGCTAGGACACCAAGTGTCGCCTACCAAAGCAATCACTATCGGTGAGCTGGTCACTGGGTTCCTTTGGTGGACAATGATCCTGATCGTAGGACTACTATGACACCACAAGAAATCAGGGAAAGAGCAGAGGCTGACCTTGAGTTCTTCATCCATCTTGTCGCTCCTCTTGAGTGTATGGGTGCGTGTCACAAGGAAGTTATCCGGTGGTGGGAGAGAGAAGACCGCAAGGCGCATCAGCTTCTCCTCTTTCCACGGGACCACGGTAAGTCTAGGTACATAGCATACCGAGTGGCATGGAGACTCGCTAAGCAACCAACGCTTAGGTTCCTGTATATCTCGGCTACTGCTAACTTGGCACAGAAGCAGCTTGGGTTTATCAAGAACATTCTGTCGTCCAAGGTCTTCATGAAGTACTGGCCTGAGCATGTTATCCCTGAAGAAGGTAAGCGTGCTCGCTGGACTAACACGGAGATCGAACTAGATCACCCGGATCGCATCAAGGAGAACATTCGTGACCCTTCGATCCTTACCGCTGGTCTCACCACTTCGATCACTGGAATGCACTGTGACATTGCTGTCCTCGATGACGTAGTGGTTCAGGAGAACGCATACACGAAAGAGGGACGAGACAAGGTAGATACTCAGTATTCTCTCCTGTCATCCATTGAGGGAGCAGACGCAGAAGAGTGGGTGGTAGGAACTCGGTATCACCCCAAGGATCTCTACAACACCATGCTCACTATGCGTGAGGACATCTACGACAGGTACGGTGAGAAGTGTGGGGAAGAGACTGTCTACGAGATCATGGAGCGTTCAGTAGAGGACGCAGGAGACGGCACCGGAGAGTTCCTCTGGCCTCGTCAGCAACGCAAGGATGGCAAGTGGTTTGGGTTTGACCAAGCTATCCTAGCACGCAAGAGAGCCAAGTACGTTGACCGTATGCAGTACCGAGCTCAGTACTACAATGACCCGAGTAGCCCTGACGACCGTCCGATTGACTACGACAAGTTCCAGTACTTCGAACGTAAGCACCTGAGACAGGAAGCAGGACACTGGTTCTACAACGGCAGACGACTAAACATCATTGCCTCTGTTGACTTCGCCTACTCCCTACGCCGTACCGCAGACTACACTGCAATCGTAGTGGCCGGGGTGGACTCTGAGAACAACGTGTACGTCTTGGACATCGAGCGCTTCAAAGCAGACCGCTTGTCCGAGTACTTCAAAGTGATCCTCGATATGCTCAACCGCTGGAGCTTCAAGAAGATCTGTTGTGAAGTCACTGCTGCCCAGAGTGCTATTGTCCGGTCCCTAAAGGAAGACTACTTCGCTCCTTATGGCCTGGCTCTCAAGGTAGAAGAGATCAGACCCACGAGACACCAAGGGTCTAAGGAAGAACGAATAGAGGCTGTGCTTGTCCCTCGGTATGATAATAGACAGGTATACCACTACAGAGGTGGCAACACACAGGTCCTCGAAGAAGAGTTGGTTCAACGTAACCCTCCTCAGGACGATGTTAAAGACGCTCTGGCTACAGCGATAGATAATCTCGTGAAGCCTCCTGAGCGCAGGATAGCAAGGAACGACAACGTGGTTCAGTTTAACTCTAGGTTCGGTGGGAGAATGTAATGAAAAGAACACTGGACCTTGACAACCTGATCTCCCCTGACGCTATGGCTTCGGCTATTGCGAACAGCTGGCAGACATGGAACCAGTACCGCAAGACATGGATGTCCCAGTGTCAGGAGCTGAGGAACTACGTCTATGCAACAGACACGCTGACGACACAGAACCAAAAGCTACCTTGGTCTAACTCTACCACTACACCTAAGCTGACGCAGATCTACGATAACCTGAAAGCTAACTACACTTCTGCTTTGTTTCCCTCGTCTGACTGGATGAAGTGGAAGGGGGACACCGTAGAAAGTCGTGACAAGTCTCGGGCTATCACGGAGTTCATGAAGACCAAGATGGACCAAAGTGGCTTTACGTCCACTACCATGGATCTCTTGGACGACTGGATCTTGACAGGTAACTGCTTCGGCACCATTGAGTACATCAACGAGTTTGTCCAGACAGAAGACGGCAACAGCTCTCAGGTCTACAAGGGTCCTCGTCTTGTTCGTATCAGTCCTTTCGACATTACGTTCGATCCTACTGCTGCTCACTTCTCGGATACTCCTAAGATCATCCGTAGTCTGAAGCGCCTAGGTGAAGTCCAAAAGATGGCTGAGTCTGATCCTGACTTCGCTGTGATCTTGAACAAGATGCTCAACAACAGAAGTGAAGTAGGTGGAGGCAGTGACATTCAGAAGTCTGATGCGTATATCGCTGACGGCTTCACGTCTATCCAGAACTACTACGCTAGTTCCTCTGTAGAGTTCCTGACGTTCTACGGAGACATGTACGACCAAAGCACACAGACCCTGTATACTAACAAGGTTATCACTGTGGTGGATCGGGCGTACATCGTAAAGATGGAAGACAGCCCGAGCTACATGGGCACTGACATGATCTTCCATGCAGGCTGGCGTACTCGTCCTGATAACCTGTACGCCATGGGTCCGTTGGATAACTTGGTTGGAATGCAGTATCGCATCGACCACCTAGAGAACCTGAAGGCTGATGTCTTCGATCAGATCGCTTTGCCCATGGTTGTTGTCCAAGGGGACGTGGAGGATTTTGAGAACCAGCCGGGTGAGCGTATCTACGTAGGTGAAGAGGGAGCAGTAAGCTACCTTCGTCCTGATGCTACTGCGCTGCAAGCAGACTTCCAGATCCAGACCCTTGAGACAAAGATGGAAGAACTAGCTGGTGCACCTCGTATGGCTATGGGCCTACGTACTCCGGGTGAAAAGACAGCCTTCGAGGTTGGTGTCCTAGACAACGGAGCCAATCGTATCTTCCAGCATAAGGCTCTGCAGTTTGAGCTTATGTTCCTTCAGCCTGTCCTCCAAGCTATGCTTGAGGTTGGCTACCGTAACTTCTCTGGTTCAGAGATCGTATCAGGCTATGACGCAGAAGTTGGTTCAGTTATCTACACGACGATCACCAAGGACGACATCGGTGTGTCTGGTAAGATCCAACCTGAGGGTTCGTCTCACTTCGAGAAACGCAACCGTCGAGTACAGACCCTGACCCAGTTGATCCAGCTTAAGGCTGATCCTTCTGTTGGGTCTCATATCTCAGGCAAGCGTGTCGCTGCTATCCTTGCGGATGAACTGGATGAGCCTGAGCTGTACGGAGATAACATCGCTGTCATCGAAGGCGCAGAGACACAGAAGGCTATGCTTGATGCTGAGGCTGATGTTCAAGAGGACATGGCGATGAAAGCAGAGATGGGTCTCTAATGAATACGCTGTGGTACAAAGGGAAGCGACCCTCAGCTAAAAGCAAACAAGAGCTTCAGGCTAAGCTAGCTAACGCAGCTGATGCCTTTGAAGAGCTGCACGAGGTGCTTGAGCTCCAGATCAAGGACAGAGCTACCGAAGCAGACTATGACAACCCGAGCTGGTCTCATAAGCAAGCTCATCAAAACGGATTTAACGAGGCACTCCGTCTCGTTATGAAACTTACAAAGGACTAACCATGTCAGTATTTGACTCACAGAACCAAAGTGAGGAACAGGCCAACTACGTAAGCAAGTTGGTCGAGGCACGCGGAGAACAATGGTCTGACCCAGAGGTGATCGCCAAGGGTAAGCTTGAAGCCGACCAGCACATCGAGAATCTTGAGCGTCAGCTCGCAGAGATGCGTGAAGACCTAGATGCTCGTAGCAAGCTAGAGGACATTGCGAAAGCACTTGAGGACAAGGCTGGGGCTAGCAGTTCCCCTCAATCTCAAGAGCCTGCACAAACTGCTGAAGCTAAACCGGACACCACGAGTGAAGCAGATATCGAAAGCCTTGTAGAGAAAACTCTCCTGTCCCGTGAAGCTGCGACTAAGGCTCAGGCCAACGTTGCTGCAGTGGACAAGGCGATGCAAGAGAAGTACGGAGACAAAGCCTCTGAGGTAGCTCAGGCTAAGGCTAAGGAACTCGGTATGTCTCTTGAGCGTCTCGGAGAGATTGCTGCGGAAAGCCCTCAGGCCTTCCTTGCTATGGTCGGGGAAACCGCGCCAAAGTCTTTCGAAGCACCTAAGTCTACGGTTAACACCACAGGCATGGCAGCTATGACCGACGAAAGAAACTTCGGTTACTACCAAAAGATGCGTCGAGAGAACCCTAAACTCTACTATCAACCCAAGACACAGAATGCCATGATGCAAGATCGGGTACGTCTTGGAACTAACTTCTACTAAGGAGAAGACACATGTCTGGAATGGACACTGGTAATGTCTCTTTGCTCACTCGTGCCGAAGTATGGTCCGCTGAGCTGAAGGAGACCCTCGAAGAGGATCTGATGGCCCAGAACTTTGTCAAGATGCTGACAGAGTTCCCTGATGGCGATGAGTTCAAAATCCCGTCAATCGGTGACGCTCGTACTGACGACTACACCGAAGACACTGCGGTTGAGTACCGCCCGATGGACACTGGTCAGTTCCAGTTCTCCATCACCGAGTACCTCTCTTCGGGTACTTACATCACGAAGAAAGCCGAGCAGGACATGTACTACATGAACGAGCTCGTGTCTAGCTTTGTGCCGAAGCAGCGTCGTGCTATCCTCGAAGCTTGGGAAGCCCATGTCTTTGAACAGCCGGAAGCTGCGTACTCTGCTAACGCACAGGGTCAGATCAACAGCGCCTATCACCGTATGTCTGGCGGCAACTCTGGTCGTATTCAGCTGGAAGACTTTGCCTACGCAATGTACTCCCTGAAGAAGGCCAATGTCAATCAGACCAACATGATTGCTGTTGTTGATCCGTCCGTTGAGTATTACATCAACACTCTGGCTAACCTCGTCTCTGTTGCTGACAACCCGCGTTGGGAAGGCATCGTCGAGTCTGGCTTTGGTACCGGGATGCGCTTCATCAAGAACATCTACGGCTTTGATGTCTACTGCTCTAACTTCCTGCCGGATGTAACGGACAATGCCCTGCCGGAGCGGGATGGTACGACCACCAACGACTTCTCGTCTACTGCTGGTAAGCCGTGCTACTTCTTCTCTGCAGCCCCGGATGTCATGCCGATCATCGGCGCTTGGCGTCAGGCTCCTGAAGTTGACACTGAGTTCAACAAGGACTACCAGCGTACTGAGTTTGTCACCACTGCTCGCTTTGGTAACAAGCTGTACCGTCCTGAGAACATGGTGTCTGTTGTCACCTCCACCGACGTTAGCTAAGGAGAAAACGTTATGGGAACTTGGACGAACTCTGATGGTCTTGAGGTCCGCTTTGGCCTCTCGACTGCAGAAAAAGTAAAGTCGGGTAGCACCTCTGCTACTCCGAAGGTTGTCGCTTTCGACATCGATGCACCGACTGCAACCGGTAACACGGATCTTAACTCCGGCAACGATGCAGTCATTCCGTCTGGCGCGTACATCACCAAGGCTTCGCTGCTTGTCAAGACTGCGTTTGCTTCCGGTGGTGCTGCTACCTTGACCCTTGGTCTTGTGGAAGCTGACGGTACTGCTGTTGATGTAGATGGCATTGACGCCACGGTCGCACTGGCTGCTCTGGCTGCTGACAAGGCTGTCGCTTGCGATGGTGCCCTTGTTGGTGGCACGGCTCTAGTGACTGCAGACGCTGTTCTGCGTATCACTTGTGGCACTGCTGCGTACACCGCAGGTAACGCCAAGCTGCTCGTTGAGTACGTCATCTAACTAACTTGGGGGAGGCTCAGGTCTCCCCCGTCTTTCTAGGAGGTTCACTTGCCTGATATTCAACACAGTGCTCTGTCCGGTTCTGATCTTCATGAACCCAAGGGTATTGCTTCTGCCTCCGTTAATCAGATCTATGCTGCAGATGGAGCAGGCTCTGGCAACTGGTACAAGATCTACACTCAAGGGTTTGAGGACTACAACCACGCAGGCTCTTCTATAGCTCTTACCTCTGGTGTGTCCGCTCAACTTCTAAACGATGGTGCAGGTACGTTTACCAACAAGGCTTACCAGCTTCCGGGTTTCAATGACATCTGGAACACAACCACTAACCAGCTTGATTTCTCAGGTGCTGGTCTTTCGATAGGAGACACTGTTGATATCCGAATTGATACCACAGTTACTACCGCTGGGGCTAACAACGACATTGAACTAAGCCTTGACCTTGGTATCGGAGCCTCGCCGTACTCACTCGTAGCTGTGTACCGTGAGTGGCGTACTGCTGGAACCTACCAGTACACGACGTTCTACAGCATCTACATGGGTGATGCCAACACTCTTAACAACCCCTGTGAGATCCACGCTCTGTCGAACTCCACAGGCAACTCGATCCAAGTCAACGGCTGGTACATCCGCGTCATACCTCGTAACCCTGTCATTGCAGCCTAAGGAGCCCTAGATGCCTAAGCACACCCTCTTGTACATGGTCCAGAGTATCCTTAGTGATATGGACGCAGAGGAAGTCAACAGCATCGAGGACACCTCTGAGGCTGGACAGGTAGCTAGTATCATTCGTGATACCTACTACAACGTCGTGAACAACAGGAACTTCCCTGAACACAACCAGTTCGTTAAGTTCACTGCTGCCTCTGACACAAACTTCCCTACGCACTTCGAGTACAGGGATGACGTTCGTAACGTGACAAAGGTTTGGTACAACATCTCGGATGATGCTACTGATCCTGACTACAAGGAGATCCTGTGGGTTGACCCTCTGGACTTCGTTGAACGTACTGACTCTCGCACAAGCTTTGTCCTTGTGGACGACAAACAAGCCGGGACGAAACTCAAGATCGGTAACGACAAGCGTCCTACTTTCTACACCAGCTTCGATGACCAGTGGGTTGTCATGGACTCCTATGACGCAACTGTAGACACCACACTGCAGGAGTCTAAGGTCCGTGCTTACGCCACTGTCGAACCTACCTTCACCCTTAGCGATACCTTTGTCCCTGACTTGGACGCTAACATTTTCCCACTGCTGCTTAACGAGTCTAAGTCTGTGGCTATGTCCCTCCTGATCGGAGGTTCTGATCCCAAGGTAGACCAAGCAGCTAGACGCCAGCGATACCGTAACCAGAACCAGCGGTATAAAACCAAGCAACCTCAAGGATACTCTTCTTATGGCCGTAACGGTTGAAACCATCACCGATAACTTTGGCAACCCTGTCATCTACATTCAAGACCCTACGAAAACTGAGGCAGTGTACTCAGTAGAGAAATCAAAGGACGGTTACACGTTCTACGAAGTTCGTTCTAGTCAAGGTGCTATCCCTAAGATACTCGAAGGCAAGTTCACTAAGTCCCAAGACCTAGAGAAAAAAGTGGTCAAGTATCTCACTGAGAAGAAGCCGACACGAACGGTACGCACTAAAGAAGTCTCTAAGCTCCGAGCACAGAAAGACAGCTAATGGCACAGCAAGTTTCCCAAAGACCAGCAGTTATCCTGAACAAGGGGCTTGTCACTGAAGCCGGGGAACTTACTTTTCCTGAGGGTGCATCTGTTGATGAACTCAACTGTACCCTTGAGCGTGATGGCTCTCGTCGTCGTAGGCTAGGTGTCCAGTACGAGGACGGCTATGTCCTAGGTCCTGCTGTAGGTACAGACTCTATTGTCTCTACCCACCAAT